GTTTTTGGCGGTGGCAATCTCAGGCCCATGGATATATCGCAAAAGCTGGAGATTCGTTCTGCACTCAGGCAGGAAACCAGCTCTGGCTTTCCCTTCTTCACCAGGAAGCAACGTGTTTTCGAGCTTACGTACCTTATGGCACTTAAGCGCTATAAGCGTAGGTGGTATGGAAACTTACCACCATGCGTGGCTTACACACGTGTGCAACATGGTGATAAGGGGCCGAAGACCCGGCTTGTGTGGGGATATCCGCTGGAGGTGACCATTTTGGAGGCCATCTTCGCGAGGCCCCTAATTGATCATTTCAGTGACGGGACTGAGTCACCTATGGCGATTGGAAAGCGTAGGTGGAAATTGGGGGTAGGTCTTCTTGACATTGCAAACACTGGCATCAAGCATTCTTTGGACTTTTCCAAGTTTGATGCAAGTGTACACCCCAAACTAATCAACCTCGCTTTTCGAATCCTGAAGACCAACTTTCCAAACATGTCGCGTGACGAGGAAGCCGCTTGGGATGCAATCGTTAACTATTTCATTCACACGACGATTCTGATGCCTGATGGTAATATTTACCAAAAGCATTCAGGAATTCCGAGCGGTAGTTACTTCACTCAGTTGGTTGGTAGTGTGATTAACTTCATTTTGATTAACTACATTACCATTCTCCAACTTGGTTTTGTGCCATCACGTGGCATGTTAATGGTTCTTGGTGATGATTCGGTCTTCTCAGCGCCTAAAGCTCTCAACCTTCAACAAGCCGCCGCTGAATTTGAGCGGGCTTTTGGTATGAAGCTTAGTGTAGAGAAGTCAATCATCACTTTTGAACCAACACCCCACTTTTTGGGCCATTATTGGAAAGATGGCTACGTCCACAAACCGCTATGGGAATGTCTCAGGGCGCTATGTTATCATGAGCGCTATGTACCTGATCTGAAGACCTATAGGATTCAGAAGCTCATTGCCTTCTCTGGTGAGCATCCTAAGATGGATTATTTATGTCGAAGGTTGCTCATGGAGCTTGCTGATCCGAATTATAGGGGTCTGATCCTGTTCACCCGGGTGGATGGCGCAACTAGGTTCTTTACTGGTCTCTCTAA